TGGTTTCCACAGGCGATCATCACCATAGCTTTTCTTTTCGCTATTAGTATCAGCGGCGCTGACGAGTTTTGAGATTGCGTTATCGCGATTTTGTTTTAGTTTTTCGAATGACATAGTATTTTGTTTTTGTTTTGTTTTTGTTTTACAGTGTATTGCAGTGTATATTTGTTTTTGACTGACAGAAGCTATTATACCACAAATAACTCAAGATGTAAATGATGAAAGCACCTTATTTTTGATCTTATTTGTTGGGACTGGCTTCTGCAGCATGATCAGCTTATATTTAATAAGCATATCGATCATGTCTTTGTTTATGCCTAATGGATCGCTCACAGCGGCTCTCAGGCGCTCGAGGAAGTCAACGAGTATGTCCAATAACACCACTGTCTCAGGATGAATCTCACGCGCTCTGAGAGCCTCTAAAAGCGGATTCACTGAGTAGTCTTCTGTTGTTGAACACAGCTGGTCAAATGAATACCCTTGGTTGGCTAGGATTTTCATATCTTGATCGAACATATAGGTGAGTTTGTCGTATCGAGCCACGTAGGCTCCATAGACCTCATCAGACATATCCCCAATCCAGGTATTTGAGTTTTCAATTAAGTTTGCGGTGAAGTATTGTATGAGTTCGTCTCTGCTAAAACGCCTAGAAAGCTTCTCAAAAAAGTAGCGGTCTCTGCGCTTCTCAAAACTACCACGTTTCACAGCAGTTTTAAAATTGTACTTCACCGCATCATAATCGCTAGTGAAATGGAGCTTAAGAGATTGGTAAATCTGGAATGCTAGATATCCGTCCATGATTTAGATTAATTTGGAATCACAAAGTCTGGAGGTTCATATGAAGAATCTTCGTCTTCATCGTCGTAAACCGAACCTTCGGTGAACTCGGTTTGTGATAAACCCCATGCGTCTGACAATTTCACGAGAACGTTTTCATTAATATCATCATCATGTACAGATTCTCCAATATTGTACTTCACGCAATCGTCATAATAATAAATGTCCTGTTCTGACCATTTGCTGTTTTCCATTACACAAATGACATATTTATTGCCTTTGTATTCAACAACACAATTCCACCGTGATTCCCACCAATGCTCATCAGCACCTCTGACTACTGTAATAGTGCTCATTTTCCTTGTCCTTTATATGGTTTTTTGTAATTAGTCGAATTCTTTAGTTTCGACGTTTTCGACTTGGCGTGAATGCCTCTTCTTTTAATGCGCTTTTTAACTTCGTGCTGTCCAATTGTTTTCATAATTTAATAAAGTTCTGTTGTTGTTCTTTTAATAATATTGCGGTCCATGGCTTCGACCTCAAGCTTGCTTTTTAGCGGGCCTTTAACAAGTTTTGCCATATCTTCCGGGTCGATTTCCATTCTTTCGCAGATTTCAATGATTGATTCGGTGTACGTCATTCCATCTCCATAGACAAGCTTGTCGACTTCGAATCGTAATTGTTCCTTTGTTATTACTGGCGTAATCACGATTTTTTCTTTGGTCATAGTGTTCTAATTAGTATTGTGTCTTTGTTGATGCGCCCGTTAGCCGGGTTGCGTTTCGTTTTAATCTTAGCAAGTTCTTTGTCAACCTGCCTGCCTGTCTTGCTGGCGAGGATTGGTAGCACTTCTTTTGGTTTTCTTAGTGTGAAAGAATAAGATTTGCTTTCGTCAAATCCTTTTAGCGTGCTGCCTTGAACAGTGAACCCATCAGGGCCGGCCGCTTTGAATATTGTCACCTTCCGGTATTTTGTGTTAAACATAAACATCGTTTGGGCGCACACAATTCTTGTCGGATCGCACGATTGCATACAGTATTCTTCTGATTCACTTAGGTAGTTTAATCGTGAGACCTGTCTATCAGCCGATTTTGGCTTTTTGGTTCGTGGCTTCCGCGCTGATTTCTTTGAAGATTTGTATAGGACAATTTCGTTTAGCATGTCATCAAGTGCTTTAATACGATTTCGCAGCTGAGGCATTGAAAGATAGGAATAACCTTCGACCATCTCAGGACATGTTTTTTCGTAAGCATCCGTGTAGTCACTCTTGTGTCGTTCAAGCCATCGTGTCACAGGTCCAATAAATGACACTGGGATGTTCTCTCCTCGAAGGATTGAGGCGATAGGCATCTTTTTAATTTTCGCCTTGGCGTCTTCTGTCCACTCATCTAGCATAGCTTCGAGCTCGCACAGCACACTATCTTTAACCTTTTTAGTCATAATAGCGTGCACATTTGGTTTCGGTGGTGCATCGCTATTTTTAACCACTGAAGATTTTTTAAGAAGCATCTCTCGCTTCGCGTCCGAAATTAAATCTAGTATGTTGTTTTTAACCCTGTGTAGATTGCCACCAAATTCAGGCATTCCCATATTATAACACCGACATAGTTTTCCAGTAATATTAAATATGAAACTTGCTTTTGGGACATTAGGTACAGCAGCGATATCATCATTTGAATATGAATTATTCTTCATATATTCTTGAATGATTTCAACATAGTCATCACGATCGAGGTAGTAGTTATAGAAATTTAGGCATTTGCCGAGCTTACTGTAGAAACCATCCTCATCGCAATTATGCCAACTTGGCTCATCACCAGTAAATTTAAAATCGAGGGAGGCAACCTTTCCTGACTTAAGAAACTTTCTATTCTTCTTCGTTCGCATGATAGTATTATAGCACAAAATTGTCGGATTGTACATACCCTTTTTAGTCTAATTGCGCTTTTTTTGTCGTGCTTTAACTCGTTCACCTCTATTTCTACTAATTTGAGGTAGAAATATAATTCCTTAAAAAAAAGTAAAGTATAAATAGAATTACGGATGGTTATGCTAACTATCCATCAACACAAAAATAAAAGATATGGAAATACTACTACAATTCGTACAAGACCAACCATGGTTCGGAGTCGCAGCAGCAGCAATCGCGCTTGCATCTTCTATCGCTGCTATCACGCCAACCCCAAGGAAAGGATCGGTGTTAGCTAAATTTTATGGTCTTATTGATTTGCTAGCACTCAATGTTGGCAAAGCTAAAAACAAATAAGAAAGTTGTATGTGGGTAAAAGGTATACTGTCTGCTGCTACTGCAGCTCTTAAGGCATACTCGGCTCATATACAGTGGAAAAGAGAAACCTATATAGACAATATTGAAGATGAAATCGATTCTATTGCTGCTTCCTCCGCTGATGCTGCTGGTAAGTTGCGGATCAAGCGACTCTTGGTCAGAAAACAAAGACACACTAAACAGCTCGGCACTTTACGATCCGACTCAGATTCGACTGATTGATGGCCAGACATACCAGTTCCAAGAAGGAACTTTAAACGGTCGAGGCCAAGTGTTTCATTCTGATTATTCATTCAGAGAGATGCTTATTAACCAATAAGCATTAACTAAAAAACAAAGAGCCGCTCTAAATACAGAGCGGCTCTTTTTGTTATCCAGCAATCGTTTTGATTCGAGCGATCACAAGATCGTATGTTTCATCAGAAGGATCGTCCTTCCTGCCAGGAGAAACCATTTTGTGCGTAACAATCCCATCGATACCGATATTAAATTTCTTCATCAGGTAGATGCATTTCTTAGCTGCTGAGTCGATCTCAACAACGCTCGGTGTTCGAGTGTATGTATTCCCGTAAAAAGAAACGCCAACGCTGTAGCCATTTAAACCGCTGATGCCATCCCACTTAGATCTGCCAGCGTGCCACGCCCTTTTTGTGTCATAAACAAATTGAGTTCGCGAACCATCTGCTGCGATAAGGTAGTGGTAACTAACTTCTGATGATGGATTTAAAATCCACGATCTAGTACCATCATGGCTTCCGCTACTGTGATGGAGGACAATAAAGCGTGGTTTAATAGTTCCAGATTTGTTTGGACTAGGCTTATACACTTCTGGGTAATCGTCTTTGAGGTCAACAACAGGTGGTTCGGGTTTCTCAGGTTCTCCCTTTTCGTCGTGCACCAAATTCTCCCAAATCATTTTCCACGTTTTTACTCCGGCAATCCCGTCGGCATTCAGACCAAGTGTAGTTTGAACTTCCTTGACGATTGCAACCTTTCCTTTAAATTTCATACCTATTATACTTATACTATTCTAATATACGAGATTTCCTTTCCATAAAGATAATTCCCACTTTCTCCTTTTTTCCAATCCTTTACGAACCTTTCCACCAGCTATACGGTACTGCGGCAGAAGTTTCTCTACGCTTTCATAATTTCCGCTGTTGAGTCTGCCTTCACCTTCGACTAATCGTTTTAAGTTAGTCATTCCGCAGTTAAAGGCAAATGACGTTAAAGCGTTTAATTGGTATTCTGTGAGTTGGACCGAAACGTTATTAGCGACCTTCTCTCTGACTTCGGCAAGATGCTCTCTCAACAAATTATCTGCAGAGATCTTACTGATCTTCCCACGCGATACGACTTTTGTATCGGTGCACCCATAGCCAATAGTCCTAACACCTCCTGCGCAGATATACGCGCGCTCCTTGTATCCTTCAAAGAACTTAACGCCAACAACCATTTGGTTGTTCCAATTAATATTTGGTTTGACGAGGATAGCCTTAGGTCTAATGAGAATTGGCTGATCTACGAATTTTTCCTCCACTTCAGCCCTTAGGACTTCAAGAACATTTGGGATTTCAAATTCAGGTTGGTTAGTGTCTCTATAGAGAAACTCTGCTGGATAGATCGAAGTCGCGACTCCGAGTAAAATTACTAATTTCATAATGGTTCTAAGTGATTAGGTTCATATTATAGCGTGTTTCCCAGAGAAAGTAAATACTTTTTTTCATAAAAACACACTTTTTTTAAGTTGTATTACAACTATTAGTGCCCATACGAACACTATCTGAGTTCCTTAAGACACAGACCCTCCCACTCCCAATCTTTACGATACTTGGCAACTACTGCTACTAGTTTGTCCCACTCTTCCCAATCTAATTTAATCCCCTCCCCATCAACATCCTTAGATGCATCAATACCTTCTCCAATGAGCTTGAGATAAGATCCCCCTCCTTCATCGTCTGGTCCAACTTTAAGACTATTAAAGACAGGATTCCAATTAGGATTACTTGACTTAATACTTACTTGTGTAACGACTTCTCTTTCTTTATTTTCTTTCATATTCTTATTTCCATAGTTCTTATACTCTTCCCATACATACCAGAAATCTTCCCATCCTTTTTCATTTTCTTTCATACCTAATTATATCGGAGTTCCTAAAGCACACCCTGATTCATGAGCTCTTGCCTAGTTGGGAGGGTATCACGCCACATTTGCAAGCCAGCAATGACATCATCCAAACATTCTCGATTGTGCATCAGGGTTGGCTTCTCAGGATCAAACTCCATATTGAGC